TCTCCTCTTCTTCATCCGATTGTATATCTTTCGACAAATCCCAGAACTCTTTTGACCCCAATTTGAAGTCATTGTGACTATCCGCCTTGTACCAAAACACCTGATCCGTTATTTTGTTCGATTTGGATGTGTTGTTGATCACTAAACACTCATAATTCTCGGTGCACTGGTCCATCACCTGACAAAACGACTCGAATGTCGGAAACATGCCAGCATAGTTGTCGAAAATGCGTTTCCGATTTGCGATATATGGCTCTCTTAATATAAAAACATAGTCGATATTCGTGCGGAGATTCGGAGGAACTCCCAACGGATATTGCATTGTGATGATTAACATGATCTTCCAATGCCGTCCGTTCATAAAGAGCAATCTCATCATCTTATCTTTCGTCCATGAGGCGTCATAAAGGCAATCATCTAAAATAACAAAAGTGCGCGGGTCTATTGTGCTCCGTTTATAAGTTTCCATTTCCTTTCGCATTTGTCTCAATACAGATTTTTGTCGCTTTAATATGTTCTCTATGATCGCGTTATTGTACTCATTATGGATAAACAATTTGGGTACCATTTTTCCATAAAAACCATTTCCCTCCTCTGTACCCGCAATTACAACTCCAATTGGAATATCCTGATGATAATAGAGCAGGTCTCTTACAAGGTAACTCTTACCGACGCCCCTTTTACCTATAAAAACTACCACCGGACCACTTGCTTCGTTAGCTTTAAAGCTAATACTATTCATTTGAAATCGTTTTAATTCGAGACTCATAAAAAATATATATATAATTATATAAATTTTTTTTTAATATTTATAATACGCATAAACTTCTTCAACTAATGCAATTCGCATTGGCTATGACTCATACTCCTCCACTGACGTTCCGGAGTATAATCGGAAAACTTAGATTCGCATCGCTCATCCCCGTTTTCCTCCACAACTTATTATAGATTTTGATCATAAAACATCTCTACTATTTCTATAGTTTTTTCTGATTTGTTTTCTGGATTACTCCAATATTCAATTTGTTTTTGTAAACTTTCTAAACGGGATTGCCAATTTTTTTGATCTATAATTTTACAAATACCCGTTTGTTTCGTAATTCCCCAACATGATTTTATTTTATCACCTGATTGGGATAAGTATTCATCCGGATTTATTCGAATAAATACTATAGGTCTGTGATTTACATCTTGCGATAATTCCATAAGACGTTTATTGCTACATGAACAATCATATTTCTTATGTTGATTTTCATCTACTTCAACTATAATCACATGATATCCTAAATCTAATAGCATATCTGGCCGTTTTTTTGAACAACCATCAGTTATAATTTTATCATTTATCCAAGAAACATCCGGAAATTTATTTGTTAAAAATTCTACTACAGCAAATTCTTTTGTCTTGTAGTTTCTTGCAACTACCTTATCTGGATATGTATGGATAAAACATCGTAAACAATATCCTTCATATTTCTCTTGGACACGTATATTACAAAATAATGTTTTACATTTCGCATGCCTAACATCTATCATATTTTCGTCTTTACAATTTACACAATACCGAGCATTCAGACCTTCTATATTGTAGGTAGGTTGAGATTTTCCACAAAAACATCTATTATGATGTATGTCAATCATTCCTTCAAGCTTACACTTAGAGCAATAATCACCAGGTAAACCAATATAATTAAAATTTGGTTGAGCTTTTCCACAAAAACATAATCTATGTACCAAATCTATCATTCCAGGTGTTTTACAACTAGCACAACATATTGGTTTTAGTCCAGGTAAATTAAAGTTGCAACTGACACCGCATGCACATTTTATACATTTTACACGTTTTACATTTATCATACCATCTAACTGACACAATCCGCAATATTTTCCAAGCAATCCTTCATAATTAAATGACGGACTTGCAGTCTTACCACATACACATCGTTTATCTTCTACATTTATCATGCCACCCAATTTACATAATTTACAAAATTCCGCTTTTAATCCCTCAAAATTGAAATGTGGTCTTACTCCACATGAACATAATTTTCTATTTGGTTCAATCATATCGTCTGTTTTGCACGAGGTGCAGTACTTTGCAGGCAGTCCCTTTAAGTTCCATCTTGGATGCTTTCCACAACCACATGTCTTATTGGCAACATCCACCATATTTACCTCTTTATGAGCTAAACAATATGTAGCTTTTGATCCAGCTATTCCAAATGTAGCCTTTTTACCACATTCAACGTTTCCGCATTTTGTCATTCTTATATAATTACTAAATATTATTATTTAAGTAATTCTCTCGCACTACACCTTAATATTACTACTCTTCCATCTTTCCATCCGCCTTCAATTTTTTCCGTAAATAGTAACTAGCATTGTATTCTTTTTTCTTATCGGGCGGAATAGGTTTGTTTTTAGCTCGAGCTTGGATTTCAACCTTATGATTTTCATAGTATTTTTTAGATCTAGCAGGCGCCGTATAATTTTTAAGATGTTCTTTGGTAGCATTTAGCTCTGTCTGAAGCGACGTATTTTTTTCTTCTAATATACCAATCTTTTGCAGCAATTCAACAATATCCGTACTAATATCCGTACTAATATCCATACTAATATAACATACCTATATATTTTTAAACCAAAATATCTGTTATAACCATTTTATGATCACTGATCCACTTGGACCCCCCACCATATGTATCAGATGATACTATTTCCAAATTTTTGGTGTAAATAAAATCAATGCGTTGTTCGGGCGCATTTTTATAAAACTGAGCAGCAGGCCAGGTATACCCAGGTTCAAACTCTTTCGATAGTCCGTGCATATGCCTATATGTATCTATAAACCCATTTTTTGCGAGTTCAATGGAACAAGGTGTCCGAATATTATCTAAATCCAAATGAGACGGCTCGTTAAAATCACCCGCGATGATCGCTCTATCAGCATTTTTAATACTTTTCAACTCTTCCTGTAGTCGTGGCAGGCGACGTTTTGCACACAATTTCAACAATTGTGGCATAGTAAGACTAAGCGGAATAATCTCACTCGATTTATATATCATATTATTCATATGATGAGGTAAAGATGGTATATCATCAAGATGTATCCCTCCAATGTAGATGGGTTTAATACCTGAATGCACTTTAACATGATTATTATCAATTATGACCAATTTGCTCGGATTTATTAGAACACATATACCTTCAAAATGGTTAACTATTAATAATTTTAACCCTAAATCAGCAGCCATTTTTTCAATATTATATTTATATATTTCTTGTATGAATAATATATCCACACGCAGCTTCAACAATTCAGTGATCCATTTTTTTATCAGGGTAGTTTTGCTCATAGGATTTTCATCACATAAATTGATAGTTGCAATACGTAATGGATGCTTCATATAAATTTATAATATTTTATTTTTATACTATTTTACAAAAACTAGAAGATAAATAATAAATCAATTAAGGAAAAATGAATATAAGTTTAATTTATATTATATTTATATCCCAAACAACTATGACGATCAACTATGAGAAAAGGAAGAATACTGAACTATTTACGGCTTTTGCATCAAAAGAGTTGACGGATCTCTCTAACATGCAAAACTACATACCCATTTATCAACGTTTTTTCTCTCTAAATGAGACGAATTACAACTCAATAAATATGAATCATAAATGGCATATCACAAACATAGTAGAAAACGACGAGGACAACCATAATTTATTCAAATGTAGCTTAAAAAACGGAACTACTAGCAAGAGTAAAAAGAAGAGTGTCTTTTTCAAAATGGCGCCTCTATTAGATCCATTTAAATTTCTAGTAGGAAAATACGACTTAACCGATAAATCGCTATTTCAATTACCACAATTGGATTCTACAAATGAAACCATTAATGCAAAGGTTTTGGAACCCAACAACTCCGCCTATGTAGATGGATTTTTTTCATTCTTATCTAGCACGCTCATTCATAAATATAATTTTGCACACGGGGTTGATTATTATGGTAGTTTTTTAGGTATCAAAAATTCATTTAAATTGAACGTGATTGATGATTTGGACTATTTATGTAAATCCGATTTTTTCATTAAAAACAAGAATGTATTATTTCAAGTAGAAGATTATGAACATTTATATAACGACGAAGATGATGATGATAAACCCAAACAACTAGTTCATCTTAAAATAGATCACACATCGAGCAATAAATCCATGTCCTCTGTTAAATCGATACATGACGACTTATTTGATAACGTATTTGTTACTGATTCTGGATCTGGATCAGAATCTGTAAAAGAGCATCTCACTTTGGATGATCTCAAAGAAAGTTCATTGGATTTAGTGGACATGACAAATTCCTTCGAATTTTCAAAGATAAATGATGCTAAAACGGCTACTATTAAATCGGGGTCTACATGTTCATCAAGAACATCTCACACATCTTCTGGAAGCGGTAGTGGAAGTGGGAATGATGATGAAACTGGTAGTGAAAATGGCAGCGAAAGCGCTGGAATAGAGGTAGGAAAGGAAGGAAAGGAGGGAAAGGATGGAGAAGAAAAAGAAGAGAAAGAAGGAGAGGAAGGAAAAGAAGAATGGGAAGACATGTCTGATAGCGAGGATGATGAAGACATTAGTGATTTTGAAGAAGAACGTATTGACGCGACATTACCAGAATTTCCGGTGAATGTTATTTGCATGGAATATTGTGAAAATACATTTGATTCTCTCATTGTTAATGAAGATTTATCAGATGATGAATGGTTATCCGCATTTATGCAAATTATTATGATTTTAATCACATATCAAAAAGCGTTTTCATTTACACACAATGATTTGCACACAAACAATGTCATGTATAATACAACAGATGCGGAATTCATATATTATTGTTACAAGAAGAAATATTACAAGGTCCCTACATTTGGCCGCATATTTAAAATCATTGATTTCGGTAGAGGAATTTACAAATATGACGGCAAAATATTTTGCAGCGATAGCTTTCAAAATGGAGCAGATGCAGCAACACAATATAATACCGAACCCTATTTTAATGACAAAAAACCTAGATTAGAACCCAATTATAGTTTCGATTTGTGTAGATTAGCGTGTTCTATATTCGATTATGTGATTGATGATATAGATGATATGGCGGATATTATAAAAGAAGATCCCATTGCAAAATTGGTTATGGAATGGTGTTTAGATGATAATGGAAGTAATATTTTATACAAGAATACGGGTGTTGAACGATATCCCGATTTCAAATTATACAAAATGATTGCAAGATGTGTACACAATCATACCCCACAAAATCAATTAAATCGTCCGGAATTTGTATCGTTTATTGTAACCAAAAATATGATTTCCAAAACGGCGACTATTATGGACATTGATGAAATACCATCTTTTAGCTGCTCGCCGTAGGCGAACGATAGATTGGAGG